ACAAAAAAGAGGCCGTAGGGAAAACGAAAACCCTACGACCTCAGTATGACACAAACAACAAAACACGCACTCGCGCACGGCAACTAAAACACGAAGTTGAAAACAATGTCAACCATTTTCAGCCGTCAGCAATGACAACAACTCGTCAAGAGTAGAAACGCTGCCTACGATCTTCATCAGGTCGTTTGTCTCGGAGCATTGGCGAAGGTCAGCAAAGAAACGCTCACGCTCGTCTCGGATGAATTGCACGATAGCCTTGAACTCGTCACGATCAGAGAGGGATTCGACGGCTTGCTGGATGGTTGGCTTAGGTAGTGGGGTCATGTTATTTCATTGATTTGCTTCCGCTGCACTTCCATTTGCGGCGTGACAGGTTATTTGGAGAGTTCTTATCACTGCGCCAGTCGCCTTTGATAGCGTTGGATCGAGCGCAATACGAGTCGCCTTTGGCCGTGCCGGGACGAATCCTGTCACCGCCGTCAGCGGCTTTACCAGCTTGCCCATACTTGACGGTCTTCTTGCGTCCAGTGTCAGGATTGGTGACTACTTTTTTGAACCGCTTCTCCATTACTTTTTCTTTGCTGTTTTAGCAGACCGCTTAAAATCTTGGGCTGAAGGAGCCTTCTTTGAACCCACTTTATTCATCTTTTCGCCGCTGCCAGCTTTAATGCGGGCTTTCTTGGCATTGACGTTTGCGTATAGTCCTTGTTTCATTTGTTTTTCTTTTTGTTTTGAGATTCATATTCAGCCTTTAAGTATCCGCGAACCGTTTCAATAGTATCCTTGTCCCCGATTGGCTTCCCGTCGATATACAACCCAGTGTCACCCTTGGGTCTTGCTTCAGAAACAATTTCATTATTGGTTATTTTGAAATCAAATCCGGTCCCTTGTGAAAACGCACGCAAGGCTACATCACCAGCAATTCCAGCAACATCTCTTATTCCTGCAATGTATTCCCTTGCCGCTGCTAATTTTTTTTCATCAACTTCAATTGGTGCTTTTTTTGCTGTTGGCAATGGCAATGGCAATCCTGTTTGTTTCTTTGGTTTATCTAATGGCATATTTTTATTGTTGCATTCCTTGGGTTGTCACGCCGCCCATTTGAGCGGGATTTGTTCCGATTTTACCAATCTCAGCATTTTGCATTTGCTGCATTTGGAATTGATACTGCTCCATGTATTTCTGGAGACGACCACCAAACGCCTCGTCGGATTGTGCGCGTTGCATAATGTCCGGTTGCTGGACATACGCTTGAACCATCTGCATTGCAATCTGTGCGCCGTTTGGTTGCGCCGGAACCTCAATGCCAGCAAAGATCTTGGCGAGGTCGTCAGTGACGTTCTTGGCGACCTTCTGTTGAGCTTCCTCAACTGGTTGCAGAACGTAGTCCGCAAAGATCGGGTTGATGCTCGACGCGGTAAATTCAAGGAGTTTGTTGATATCAAGAACCCCGTTGCGATCAAGTTGAACAAGTGACACCATGTTCTTGAGTTGCGTCTCCGCAGTCTCTGGATCAGTGGTCAACGAGTCAAAGGAAACGGTAATGCTGAAGTTCTCGTCAGGACTGCCCTTAGTCATCGTTTGAGGATTCGGATTGCCGGTAACTTGGAAGAACACCTCGTCCGGCCCCATGCGCTGATACAGCTTCCACGCCATGTTAAGCACATCGCGGACATGATCGAGGAACTTGCCAACGTAGAATTGTTGACGGGCAACCGTGAGCGGGTTTGTAAGATCCAATCCGACAGCACGGTCTGCCTGCGCTCGCATAGACATTTCAGCTTCTACTGAACCCTGATCCATCTGCGGAACTGGTCCCCAAGCAATCTCTCCAAGGCGACGATAAGGAACGCGACGACCCGGACCCCAATCGGATGGTGGGCGTCCAGCGGGGTGCATAAGAGGCGGCAGAGTAGCAAGGGATGCCCTGTCAATCCGGCTATCGCGCTCAGTCTTAATCTGCATCTGCGCCCCACGAAGGACGTCGGAAAACGTTTGGACCTCATACATCCGCTTCTGGTCATTGGCTAGCCGGGTTACAACAAACGGATAATCATCATATCCATTGAGCAACTCATGTTTGGCATGTCCTTCCGTAGTTGGATGAAACACGGTGCAATAGATACCCTCAGAACCGTCCTCTTCATCTATGAGCCGTTGGTAGCCGTAAACCACCATCACCAAGTCATTGTCGTCGGTGATTGGCAAGCGTGTCTGAGTTTTGACCTTCTCGCCGTCAAGATACATGGAATCTTTCCCGCGAAGGTTGGAGATGGCGTTATCAACCCATTTGCGGTCCCAACCCTCGTTCGTCACCTTTTTCTCAAGCTCTTGGGCCGTCAAGAACGTGCGCCAGAAGACGTATGGAGCGCGTTGGGGGTCTGATACATAGGGCGGGAACAGCACCTCTCCATCCGGGGCGCAAGAATAGACAACCGGGCAATCAACGGTTTGGCGGGGAATCGGAATTTCAGAAGTCCCCGTCTTTCGCAGCTCCCTGATTGCTTTCTTTGTCCGCTTGTTCGACAGGTCTGGAAACGCTTGCTGGATCAACTCAAGCAGCATCTCGTCATCATTTCCATCAATAATAAGGTTCGCTAGATCAGGGGATTGTTGGGCAATTTGGTCGATGGTGACTTGTTGCAAATATGTTCTTTTTTCTCGCTTCCATCCAACATAGGAGACCATAATTCCCTTCTCTAGCAAATAGTTCGCACCCAACTCCATTTGGTTCTTGAAGTCTGGGATGTAGGTTGAGCGCATCCATTTAAGGAAGGACGACACAACAGAGGCTCGCGGCATTGAAGCCATGGACGTCGGGAACGCCTTAATGTGGCTACGCTGAAGTGCTTGGTCAAACAAGGATACATACATGTCAATGCGCTCGCCAACAACGTTTACCTCCTGATCGGAAGCACCTTGCCACGGAAACGCGTTGGCCCCGTTCTTACGAAGATCGTCAGACTTGCCGTCCCAGATGTTGCGGCGGTCATTGTAAGACCTTAGGCAAGACTCAAAATAGTATTCAAGATCAATGAGGCAGGTGTCATACGCCTCAATAAGCGCGTTGACATCCGGTTCTTTGTCGGCGTAAATAAGAGACTCGTCCTCTAGTTCGTGTGATTCAATCATGGTGCGTATTCGTAATAGTCTTCGGGTTCAGCAGATATTAGGCACACTTTAATGCGTTTGCCAACAAGTTTGTTTGATAGGCGGGAAGGGCATTTTACGGGGACCGCCAGCCCGTCCATGCGGACAATTACCCAACTTGGGTTGTTGCAGACCCGCATGACGGTAAAATCCTCGTCAATTTGCTGCTTGATAAGTTCGTCAAGGCTACACGGAGACTCATCAATGGTGATGGTCTTCTTGGCAGGGCGACCACGTTTGGCTGCTTTTTTAGGTGTCGGCGGCTTCATCTGGAATTGTCTTTTGGAAATCTTTAATGACTGCTTGCAAAATGTCAAGCTCTTGAGTGATTCTTTTAGTGCGGCCAAGCTTTTCTTGTTTTGCCCTGCGGAAATACGCTTCTTTCAACACATCCAGAACAAACCCTTTAGCGGTCAACGGTTTAGGTTCAGCTTCCATAATTAGTATCCTCCAGACCCGTGAGTTGTAACAAATGACTGGCTGTTGTCAACATGATCGAGATTAGCAATCGCTGCGTATCGGCAAACGTCAATAGGATCTTTCCACGCTTCTTTTAGTCCACCTTCGCCCGTGTATTCGCTGAGTGCTTGAATTATGTTCTCGCAGTCGCTGCTGACATAGAAATGCGGTCTGTTGACAGAATCTAGCGGCTTGCTTGTATCCCATGACATTTTGCCGATAAGTGCTTGCAATCCGTCGTCAATATCGAGTCCGGGGGCGGGGATGCAAACCATGCCGGATTCGTTTAGGTCCTCGATGATTGAAGATGATCCGTCTTGCGCTTGATACTTTGCTGCTCCAAGACGAGGGTCAATCAATCGTTCAAAGATCTCCTCGTCGCCCTCCATTTCTTGGATCGCCTCAATGTAGTCACGGATACCAAAACCTTGCCCCTTGGCCCCCGGCCCCGGCATCCACTTGCCGCTTTTCCATTCCGCCCAGTCACCAACGTCAACACCCGGCCACTCACGGTAAACCCAGAAGGTCCCGCTCTCGTCAATGGCGATCCAGCACATGAACCAGTTTTTGGCTCCAGCTGGGTCAATAATATGGTAGCGCGTAATGTTTTTAGTGGGAATAGTGTCGGGGGAGACCACGTTGACAACCTTGTTGAATTTAGGGAATTTGGTTGCATGGGACTTCATCGGCACTCCATAGGCGCGAATGAGGATTTCTTCCCGCGTGCGTCCTGCCAGCGTTTCCTTGATTCGGTCGTATCCACCAAATGCGTTGTCCTGAGAGTGAAAGTAATGCACTGACGCGTTAAGCCTCTTAGACTTTTGGACGTATGGAACCAACTCACCGTTAAGCAGTTCAGCCGGGCGAGACTCAATGGTCGTCGCTCCATCAAGATACTCCTTGATGACTTCCGTCCAACCGTCAATCGGAGTAAATGTCACAAGCAACTTTGAGTTCCGCGTGGCTAGCCGGAACCTGAGCGTATTGATTAACTCTGGCCCCAAAAGATATTCATCGAGCCATACTCCAATGTTATGCCACACAGCATTCTTAGAGCCAAGTTCCGCGCCTTCCAGGATCGTCGGGTTGTTCTGATACTGAGAATATGTTTTGAAAATGATCTGGGAACCGTTTGGAAGGATTAGCGACGAGTCCGTGAACCCAGTCTTCTTCTTGTAGGAAATATAAGTGTTCGCGCTGGTCTGCTTAGTTTTGAGGTTCTCTGGCAACCAGTCCCACACGGCACTTTGTTGCTGGCGAATGCT